ACGGTAAGGGTAAACCCTTTCAAGTGTACGATGATGAGAGCAATCTCGATCAGGGATTCAGTGCACATGCTTTCAGTTGTACAAAGGTGCCTGAATATGATCGCGATGACATCCTCTACAGTGACGCCGTGGCCGAGCTATTCGGTGAGTTGCATGAGGGCGAGTTCGTGATGTTCCAGGGCGGATCGGGGGCCTGGATATTCAGCGCTGAGCTGGATAGCTTCCTGATGCTGCAGGACGGCAGGATCTCCTGCACAGGCCCCAATCAGCATCTCTGGTCAACAGATGACAAAGGTTCACACTGGTACAGAGACGGTGCGGTGGGGCTTGGCGCTGGCCGACAACTACAGACCTATCCCATCGTGGACTTTTGGGATGTGGAGGGAGAGTTCGCCAAGTACAAGTCTGAGAAGCTGTTGGAGCTACCCGAATCTGTACCTGACGAGCAACTTGTGATGAACATCCTGCCTGACGATGAGTGGGCAAAAGATCACCGCAACGCACAGCGCCAGCGCATGGAGGACTTGGCTATCGAGCAGTACTGCTTGATACAGGAGTACATCTATGTTGATACCGAGGGCCACGGATGCTGTCCCATATGTGGGGCTAGGATGGATGGGTACTGAAATGAGTGACTCGTTGGCGTGGATACTGATCGCGTTGATTTCGTGGACAATCGTTGTCGCTGTTATCTCATATGCTCTTGGATACATTAAGGGCAGGACGGAGCCATGAAATGAAGTGGAGTACCCCTCTGGAGAGAAAGGTCGCCCCCCACCGGCCTGTGCAGAACGACCCTGCTGGCGAGCGGAAGTGGGGTATCAAGCTACTGTCACTGGAGGAGGCCAGGGACTTGCTTGCTCGCGTGTCACGCAATGAGCATCTGACAGAGGATGAAATGCGTGATCTACAGTTCTTTATATCGGAGGTGATGTGACGAAGTTAGTGCCCTGGCTTATCTTCCTTCGTATCGTACTAAGCGGGACACAGGAACTTGTTTATAAGGAGGCATTGCGTAAAGGACTTGATCCTGCACTCGCTATGTGCGTCGTACAGCATGAATCCAAGTGGGATGAAAAGGCCGTGGGTTCACATGGTGAGATTGGCTTGTGGCAGATATTACCGACAACTGCCATGTATGTGACTCACCAACTTGATATGAAAGGCTATGACCTGTTTGATGTACAGGACAATACTACACTGGGACTGTGGATACTGAAGAATCACCCACGCTGGTTTTCGACCTGGGAACACTGTCAAGATGAAGTTGGAAAACTCGATCAACAGACCCCTTGACATTTTCCATATTTTGTGCTATAGTGGATAGGTAAAGGCGGGGTACGGGCTACACTTACCATAACACGTCAATGTATTCAGGGGCTTGACAAGCGTATGGATGTGTGGTACAATTATCAAAGTTCGCAATACACGAAAGGGGATCGGAGATGCCAGTTATTACGAAGCAGATCGAGGTTGGCGAGGATGGTTGCTTGACTATCCGCGCTGCTGCTGCCTACTCGGATCACACGGCAGAAGATGTCCGGCGTGCTATCCGTGAGGGCAAGATGGTTGCTAAGCCGCGTGTAGGGTCGGGGAAGCTAGGTGTTGTGCCTTTGGAAGATCTTGACCGCTGGATCGCGTCAATCGGCCACAGAGGCTCTAATGGTGGAGTCCTTTTCAAGGATCTCCCACCGCGAGCACAGCAAGTCAGGGTCGTAGCCAAGTACGCACGTCAGCACCCTGTGCCTGACATGGCAGATGATCTGGAGGCCACGCTAGCCTATCTCAAGTTCCTGGAGGACTACATCGTCAGCCAAGCCGTGTGACGTTCTCCTTCCAGAGCAGAGCCGCCCCCCTCTGCTCTGGTTAGGGTATATCAGGGCGTAGTTTATACACTCCTTTCCTACGTCAGTTGATATACCCTAACCAAAGCAGATGAGGCCAAACCCACCCAAGTGGGGTGGGTTTCTTTTGTGTCACTTCAAAGTTGACTTCTGCTACACATTTATGAAAGGAGACGTATGCCAACCAAAGATGTTAGTATCAGTGATTCAGGTAGTGGGCGTGATAGTACAAAACAGCCAGAACACATTGAGCCCTATCCTGATAAGTGGTGGCGCTCACTCGACTCGCACGAGCGCAAGAAAGTGTATGATCTCTGCGTGACGTTGCGGCACATCATCCGCGACATTGTACTTGAAGAGCCGGACGAGTAATGCTACATAAATCTATGTAGCAAAAAAGGAGTGACATGAAGTTTCTTAACTATACACCACATACGATTCACATGCCGGACGGCAACGTCCTGGCCCCGGAGGACGTTGCCATCCGCTGTGGCGAGGAGACGGTAGCTGTTGGCAAGATCGGTGGTAATCCTGTCATCATGAGGCAGTACTCGGATATAGTGGGCCTGCCGCCTGTACAGACCGGCGTGTGGCTGATCGTGTCGAGTATGGTGCGGATGGCTTGCCCAGACAGGTCTGACTTGCTATCTCCAGGGGACTTGGTGCGCGATGAGCATGGTAACGTCATAGGCTGCACGAACCTGATAGCAAACGTGGCTATCCTGAATAGTACAAGATGGCTGGAGACAACATGAGAATAGAGGTTGTTCACTTTATCAATCCGCACACTGATAAACGCAGTGAGACTCATGTGCTGCAGGAAACCTATACCGATTACTATAAATGGGTATGCAAAGCCTACAAACATGCGTGGTCCGAACTGAATACTGACCCTGATCACTTTTGTGCAGATTGGTTTGGGGTATTGGAGGTGGATAATGATGAATGATCCCATCGCAGATGCTGAGAAGCTACCGGATGAGAATGTTCTCAAGGAGATCAAATTGGGGCTTGTACCACAGTTACTGGGACTAGAAACAGCCCCAGAATCCTACCGTGATGTGCTTATTTACTTGTTCGAGTTGTTTCATAACTGGGCGTTCAAGGTACAAGAGGAGCAAATGGCTTATGACCTTACTCCAGAGTACATCAGTACGCTACCGATCATCCCCCCTGGGATGGACATTCCTTGGAATTGTTGTAGTGTGCCTCCTGCTCCTGACAGAGGTGTCGAACCACGCGCTGACGAAACATGGACAAGCAGCGACGGAGGCTTACATGGCGACAGCTAGTGGGCCTCAGTGGCAATGCAATGATGGTCGCTACAGAACAGTGAGTTACTTGGGTAATGGTAAGTGGGCGATCAGGGTAGATAGTCAATTAGGGCAAAACATCACTGCTTTCAAGACATCGCATCGTGCCTATGCCAAGTCATTCCTGGTTGACTGTATGGGAGAGGATTGGTTGAAAGATCCTAAGAACGCTCCAACCCTGGCCAGCCTACACTTACTTCCCTAATCATGTCCTCTCTGGTATAAGCGTATAGGGATGGTAACTAATCTGATGGATGCCCAGTCCGCATCTTAGCAATATCAGAGAGGACACCTTGAGCCCCTTAGTTTACGGAGAATATCAGACAGCACAAGCTGCAAAAGCTGAGGAGTGGTTCAACTCCACATGGGGCTCTTAGCGAGCCGCTCGAAAGTGACGCCGCTGTGCAGTAGGCCACGGCATCATCCGGTTGCTGCGACTTGCTAAATATCGTCACTAAGCAGGGACATCCGAGCAAGGCGTTGCAAAGCCTGCCTTCTGACCGACAGGGGGCTATGCGAAAGTCCCCGACTATCTTAGTAGTATAAGGAAAACACGATGCAAGCAGTTTGGAAGTATACGTTAGGGATGGGTGAGAACAGATTATCTATGCCTGGCGAAATAGAGCCTTTAAGCATAGGCTTTCAGGATGAGAAACTGTGTTTATGGTGTCTTGTGCAGCCAACAGCAACTATATACTTTCATTACTTCTTTGCGGCTGCAACTGGTCAGAGTTTGCCTACAGAGAGGCTTGGATCATATGTTGGCACAGCCCAGTTAGATTGGTTTGTTGTGCATGTATTTGAGATAAGTGGGCCGATTCTGCCTGAGTAGGTATGGGGATGCGGCGTGGTGAGAACACGCAAAAGGCTATGCTTCTTGTCAAAGCGCCCTAGTCAGTGGTCCAATGGGTAGCGCATCGGTGAACGGGTGACTCTTATTAGCCGAAGATGTAGGGTTCAAATCCCACCTGACACAGCAAGTTTGAATCTTGCAATCCCCACTGATCGAAACATGAGTACGAAAGGAGTATGATTATGGAATTAAGAGAGTTACAGGCCATTGTACATCAGACTGCTCTGGATCATGGTTGGTGGGACAAGCCACGTGAGTTTGGGGACATAATTGCTCTGATGCACACCGAGTTATCTGAAGCCTACGAGAAGTATCGTGAGGGACACGCTGTTCAGGATTGGTGGTTCACTGAGGATAAGCCAGAGGGCGTGCCCATCGAGCTTGTAGATGTAGTCATACGCATCCTTGATTTCTTTGGACATGAGGGGCTTGATCTCAATACACTAGTACAGATTAAAGATAGCTATAATGGATCGCGTCCTTATCGGCATGGTGACAAGGTAACATAATACAAAAGGAGTGACATGGAGCAACGAGTAGCAACGTTCGTGAAAGACTTGGAGGGTTTTACTGGACATGCAGCGCTTTTTCGACTGAACCCTCTGCTCTCAGACAGATGGAACAGCCTACTCGACGACGAGGAAGATGTGGCCAAAAAAGTCCCAACTTATGAGTACGTCGTCGTGTCTGCTATCACTGCCATGTTCTCTGGCCCTGAAACATACATCTTTGGGGCTGATGAGAATGGTCAGGTAATCAACTGGATTGAGTTGGATGGCTCTATGAAGGGTACATTGTCTCATCATGCGGCTCTTAACCGCGCTGGATACACCGTCATAGGTGAGCCAGAGCGCCTCATAGAGGATGAGGTAGAAGATGATAGTTAAGGACATTCCTGTTGAACAGATAGTTGTGAGCAAACGCCAGCGAGTTGACAAGGGTGACATTGGCTCGTTGGCCCATTCTATGCAGGTCAATGGTCTGCTCCAGCCCATCGTCGTAACTGAGGGACTGGAGCTCGTCTCTGGTGAGCGCAGGTTGCTAGCAGCCAAACTCCTGGGATGGAAAACTATACCGGCACACATTCTCGTCACCGATCAGGACTTCAACAAGTCCATATCGAAGGATATGTTCTTGTGGTATGGGTGCTTAGCCGCTTACAGGCGTGCCGCACAGCCTATACCTGACAGGTGTGAAGTGTGTGGGATTGATAAGCAAGATTACATCGAGCGCTTCCAGTTTGTTCCTGCACATCGCGGTGGATCGACAGCACCATGCAACGCCGTATACTTGTGTGCTAATCATCGTATGGGTGTGCGTGAGCTTGTTGACACCATGTATACACACCGTGACAGCAAATCATACAGTGATGCTGTGATGATTGCTATGTCGGGAGACGAGCAGCTACAGTTATTCTATAACAGGACGCTATTTCCTGTGCATGAACTCTGGTTAGATGAAAGGAGTAAGGAAAGTGTCGCAACTGGAAACAAATGAGGATGGAGTCATCGTACTTGATGAAGATGTACTTGACTCTTTGCCATTACAGCTACGGGCAGAGATTGTTGAGAACATTGACCGTAAGTCATTTACTCAATCTGAACTTGCAGAGATTCAAGGGATGCTCATTGCACGTCTGAGTAGCCCTGAGTTTCAACGTCGTGGGCGCAGGTCTCAAGCACAGATCGAGGCCGATGCACTAGCGGGTGTCGTGTATGAACGTCCTAAGCGGTTTGAGAACGTGACCGAGAAGGTTGCTAAACTTTTCGGTGAATCTGAAATGACCGTTCGGAAACGCCTAGCAGTGATGCAGGCCGCAAAGGATGATCCTGAGCATTACGGTGGTGTGTCATCCAATCTCGATACCTTTGGGTCTGTGCATGGGGCCTACCGTCGCCTCAAGGAAGAGCAGATGAAAGCCGCGATTGCTGGCGAAGAGCATCCGCTTGTAGGTAAATACAGAACACTCGTCATAGATCCACCGTGGCCGATTGAAAAGTTGATGTTGCAAAAGATGCCTGGACAGGATGCTATGCCTTATGCAACCATGACACTAGAGGAGATACGAGCATTACCTGTTTCTGATCTTGTACATCCTGATGGATGCCATATGTACTTGTGGACTACACACAAGCACCTACCAGCAGCACTCGGTATTATGACTGCTTGGGGATTTAGGTACTTGTGTGTATTGACTTGGGTGAAAAACCAGGGATTCACACCCTTTAGTTTCATGTTCAGCACAGAGCACGTGCTCTTTGGGCATGTAGGTCACGTACCCTTTATGAAGATCGGTGTGCGACTTGACTTCGCTGAGGCTCGCAGAGAGCACTCCAGAAAACCAGAGATTTTCTACTCGCTAGTAAGGACTGTATCCCCAGGCCCCCGCCTTGATATGTTCGCACGTGAGGCACATGAGGGCTATGAGACTTGGGGCGCAGAAGAAGGGAAGTTTGGTGGTGAGCGCCCTGATGACCTTGACATGCTAGTAGAGACCCCTGGTGATGGTGTAACATGAAGATAGTCACCATCCCATCTGATGACTTTGTTGCTGTGGCATACCATCCTGAGACCACACACTGGACGCTTGTAATGAAGCACTGCGTCATCCGTAACATAGAGACTATGGTGTTAGAGGAAGATGGTATCACTATGGATCTCGAATACACCCCGTGCGAGAACTGTGAAAAGAAGTGTGATCGGCTGATTTGGAGTAAGGAGGAAATCAGTGGAGCAGTTTCTGACCTTGACACACAGGCACAGACTCCAGGTACTCCAGCTACTGAAGGTACAGAGGAGCCTAACCGTTGAGAACGTAATGAGCTATCTGCACCTGGATGAGCAAGCTGCTAGGAGAGCACTAGGTGAGCTGCACGAGTACGGGTTGATACTTATGTCGGAGATCAAAGGGCGCTACATCTATGGATATAGCGACGAGTGCATCAAGGGGTTCATCGAAGCGCTACAAAAACTCATCTAAAAACACTTGACACTTATTGTTTTTTGTGCTATAGTGGTACACACGGTCGGGCATGAAAGGGGTAACATGAGTGGGATTCCTGATCTATACATATCAATCTCGGATATAAAGAACTACTTGACATGTCGCCAGAAATGGGCCTTCTCGTCTGGCTTACGTGGGAATTGGAGTACGAAAGCAACCAACAAGAACCTGTTTGTTGGCTCTGGTGCGCACGCAGCACTTGAGGTTTACTACAAAACACCAAAGGCTGAGCGCAGCGACGATGTGTTGATGAGTGCATATCAGGCGTGGATTCAGAAGTCGTGGGCGGCGCTGCCCTTGAAGGACTTCTCTGCAGATCACCTGGCCGATGTTTCCACTGAAGTAGCACTTATGGATGATGTTCTAAAAGGGTATCACAACTGGGCACTTAAAGAAGACAAGTTTACCATTGACAAGCCTGAGGATGTTGAGATCATCTTCAATATCCCTATGCCCATCTTCCCAGGCAGGCATGTTTACTTTACGGGAAAGGCTGACGCGCTCATAAAGTTGGATGGTAAGTACTTCCTCATGGAGCACAAGACAGCAGCTAAGATGCCAGACACCACTATGCTGTTTCTTGATTGGCAGTGTGTGGCATATCAGTGGGCGGCTCAGAACGATGATCGCTTTGTAGATCGCAGGCCTATAGGCACTTACTACAACTTCGTGATGAAAACCGTACCTGACCGGCCTGTGCTTCTTAAGAATGGTACCCTGTCCAAGAATAAGGATATGAATACGACTTACGAGTTGTATATGGAGTCAATCAAGTTACATGACTTGAATCCAGATGACTATAGGGATATACTTGTTATGTTGAAAACACAGAATAAGTTTCACAAGCGTACCGAGATCAAACGCACAGATAGGGCCATGTACGTCTTTGGTTCGTGGTTCATGGCAACCGTAGCCGAGATGCTTGATCCAGCATTGGCAATATATCCTAATCCCGACTGGTTCAAGTGCGGTTGGTGTGATTTTAAGACACCATGTCAGATGGTAGCCAACGGATTCAGTCCGCTGCCAGTACTTAAGCAGGACTACATGAAGCGGGAGCACTACTATCCCGTACTGGAGGAAAAAGAGTGAAAGGCACAGAGGCACTACTTGCAGAGCTGGAGGCTGCAAAGAATCGGGCTTATCGGCTTTACTATGCGGGGCGACTTGGTGCAGGAAAGGACATCACGGATCTAGTCACCAAGCTGACGGGACTCATCCTCCAAGCTGAGGAGGTTGCAAGAGATGTTCAGAAGCATGAGGTTGGAAAGGAGTTGATAGAAAATGACTGACGAACCGAAGGAGACCGTTGCTACTGAGCCTAAAAAGCTCACACGGCAGGGTAAGGACTTGGTGATTGTTAAAGCAAACTACAACATCCAGTATCTGCGTCTACTGGTCTATGGTGATAGCGGTGTGGGTAAGACGGTGCTGATGGGTACAGCAGCAGATGTACAGGAGATGTGTCCTGTGCTGATGTGTGATGTGGATTTAGGGTTGATGTCCATTGCTAAGCGGAACGATATTGATGTAGTCTCCGTCAGGAAGAGCAAGGACATAGATGATGTAAACCTGTACCTACGGGCTAATCCTGGTCGCTACAAGACCGTCGTGATTGATTCACTCACAGTTGCATACAATCTGATGATTCGGGAGCGTATGGCAAGTTCTGATCGAAGCTCGAATGAAGATCCAGACGTGCCTGGGCTCCGTGACTGGATGAATGGGACATTCAAGATGAGATTGTTGCTGCAAAAGTTCAAGACAGCACCAGTCAACTTCTTGGCAACAGCGCTCGTAGACGAGCGAGAGGAGGAAGGAACGAATCTAAGGGTGATTCAACCAGGACTATCACGAAAACTGGCAAGGGAGGTGGGAGCAGAGTTTGACATCGTAGGGTATATGTATACGCGAGTACAGGGGAAATCAATCGCTCGCTACTTACAGATGGCCGTATTTGGCAACAAGTCCGGCAAGAGCAGAGGAGCCCTGCCCCTAGTGCTCCAAGCACCGACAATGACAACCATCTACAAGGGGGCCATTCAGGGCTTAGAGATACCTGATGAGCCTACCACTATCGAAGAGGAAGTTAAGGAGAGCTAAATGTCACCTATTAGTGTCGATCTGACTGGAATCAAGACCGAGTTTGAGGCACTTGATCCTGGTTACTATGATGCAGTTGTTGAAGGCTGTGAGTTGAAGAGCTCTAAGGCACATCAACCGATCCTCAACTGGCGCTTCAACATCATCAACGGCGAGGCTGAGGGGCGAAAGGCGTTCTTGACCACGAGTCTGCAGAAGCAGGCTCTGTGGAAGTTCAAGCAGACGCTGATTGCTCTCGGCTACGAGAAGGACGATCTTGAGGGTGCTGTGGATTTCGAGCCCACAGATGTTATCGGGATGGAGTGTGTGATCGTCATGGTTCCCGATGAGTACCAGGGCAAGACCCGCAGCAAGTTGGATCGTGTTCTCCCCCCCGGCAGTATAGCTGCTGGTGAGGCAGACGAAGAGGAAATCCCATTCTAACCATCTTGGGGGTGCGGTGCTGCACAGGCCGCACCCCCAACACAATACGAGGAGAGCAACATGCCAGAGAACAGGACTCTCCTTACAGTACTCTTCGCAACGCTACAGGAATCAGAGTACATCCAACTAACCCTAATTGACAGCGCTGATAGAGATAAAGTCACGATTCTATACTGCAAATCGGTGCAGGAAGTCTACGAGAAGATAGAGCCATATCAAGAGACACATTGCTGTTACTTTGGTGTAGGTATCCGTGGAAAGCGGGGGCCGACTAAAGAGTGTGCCAAGCGGTTTACGGCTCTGTTTGCAGAGACAGATCAAGACGACTACAACGGTGATAAGGTGGCTGCGGGGCTGGCTATTACAAGATGCCTCATACCACCCTCTTTTGTGGTGGATTCAGGCCACGGCTGGCATGGTTACTGGATGTTGGAAAACTCGGTTCCGGCTGCACAGGTCGAAGAGCTACTGGGTTCAATGAAAGAGGAAACAGGGGGAGATGCTGTTGGTGATTCAGCACGTGTACTGCGTGTACCAGGAACATACAATCGAAAGAAACCAGACGGTGTACTTCCGTGTACGCTAGCTGAGGATCGTTCAGATCTAGTATACAACATTGATGATATTCAACGCGCTGTAAAGCTCCCAAAGACTTTGAAGCGCTCGATCATCACTGGAACGGCTCCATCAGGGGCCAAAGATAAGTCCAGGTCGGGGGCCGATTGGAGTGTCATCTCGGCCCTGAAAAGAGAGGGCTTGTCAGATGCGTTCATTCGCATCCTGTTTGCAGAGCACGAAATCGGTTCCAAGTTCCGTGAGGCAGGTGCAGGTGATCGCTACCTGCGACACACGCTGGAGCAGGCAGAGAAGCGCCTGCAGGCAGCGGCCAAGAAAGATGAATACTTTGTCGAGCTAGGGGATGCTTACTATGCACAGACCAAGACTGGTTCTACCGTGGAGGTATCTACATTCACATTCGATCCCAAACGTCTGCTGCACAGCGCCGAGGAGGACTCCTTCATAGGAGACATACATTCCGATGGCAAGGTGTGGGAAGGGATCGTTCTACCCAAGAGCGCGTTTTCACGGGTGGACGCACTACTCCGTAAGCTACCAGTGGCCGAGTGGCAATGGCTCGGCAACGACAGAGATGTACGCTTTCTGCTGCCATATGTAGTGCGAAAGTGGCATGATAGCGGGAGCTCGCAGGCCACGGCAACCGGGTGCTTGGGTAGACATGGGGAACACTGGGTGAGTACTGAATGTACCATCAGCAAGGATGGTGTGTTGGCGCTGTATGAAGCTCCCATCGTATTTCATGAGACAGGGCGTGAGCACCCGAAGGTACTGTATCGTGAAACGGATGATCCCGCTATACAGAGCAAACTTGAGAATCTTGCAAACTGGCTACCACAGATCAATAAGCCTGAGTGCATATGGCCCATGATAGGATGGTTCTTTGCAGCACCACTTAAGCCGGTGTTTAGTGAGTTCCAAGTAAGGTTTCCACATCTTGAGTTGTATGGTACACGCGGGTCAGGAAAGACCAGTACGCTGCTAAAAGTATTCTTGCGCTTGAGTAGTTGTGACGACCCGCGTAGCCACGACTGTAAGACCACAGCGTTTGTATTGCTGGCGCTGCTGTCGTCAACGAACGCCATACCTATCAGTATGAGCGAGTTTCGACAGTCTACCTTGACAGACAGGGACTATGCCCATATCAAGCGAGCACTACTATTGACGTATGATACAGGCCACGATGCTCGCGGTAGGCCAGACCAGACAACCAGGGACTATCCCCTGACAGCGCCTATTGTGCTCGACGGTGAGGATGTAATAGTAGATGCCGCAATTCAGGAGCGCACGATCTTTATCAATCTCTCACCAGGTACTATAGCAGAGGGTACAGAAGCCTATGATGTATTTCCAGAACTTGTCGAGTTACCACTGGAGCAGATTGCATCACGTTACATAATCTTTACATTGGGATGGAATGCCCCGCGCCTTGAAAAACTGTGGCTGTCGGCCTACGCAGAAATCCTGGCGACGTTTCCGTTTCCCATAGCAGACCGCATACGGCGCAATCTGGCGACAATATGGACAGGTATAAAGCTATATCAGTTATACCTTCAGAGCGAAGGCGTTACATGCGCGGCTGTGCAGCCAACGATTCTCCAGCAAACGTTGGAACTTGTGCATCAAACTGGACTTGGGCGAGGAGAGTTAGCGGTGGATGGCTTCATCCTAGATATGCTCAATGAGGTTGCGCTCAGCAAGACTAGCAAGTCATTCATCTACCACTACACCAGCAAGGATAACATCATGTGGTTCAGTCTGCACAGTGCCATATCCTGGTGGCACAAGGAGAAGCGGTACAGGGGCGAATCGGTACTGGATGCCTCCGCAATCAAAGCACAACTTAAGGAGCGCACTGTTCGACTAGGGGAACCTGGGCAATACATCTGCCTGCCTAAGAGTATACGTGTTCCCAGAGAATCCGTGTATATCATGTGGGGAGTGGACATTGCACAGGCCCACGCCTCCGGCCTTGAAGTACCAGAGAAGTTGTTTACGAGGACAGTATCGGTTGAGCTAGGTGGACTATATGATGACTGAAAGGAGTCACATGGACTTGGATGACAATGGTATGACTTTGGATGTTGACAATGAGATGAAGAGCTTCATGGCCAAGATCCTGTGTCAGATGGCTCGTAAGCGCTCTGTGGAGTTGATGGCGCACGTGGAGGCACGCTTAGATGTTCTGGACAAGGAACGTTCGTTCCTGAAAGGCCAGCACCTTGAAGACATCAAGGCGCTGGCAATGGTAGCCACCGAATACCTGGGTATTGCTGATATGTTCTCCAAGATTGCCAAAGTGGACGGTATGGAAAAGACAGAGGAAGAAACCAACAAGTTCATAAACAGGTTCAAGGAGATCATGGTGCTGATCGTGTCCTATGGATATGTGCTTGCGAGGGATGAACATGAAGTGCAATGAATGTCCACTCAAGGGATGTAAACAAGTGCTCGGCTATGGGCCTGTGCAGGCTGACGTGGCGTTCGTTGGTGAAGCGCCTGGGTATGTCGAAGTGCGTACTGGGAGGCCCTTTACAGGACCTTCCGGTACTCTGCTTGCCCAAGTACTAAAAGCACTAAATGTCAAGCCCTCCAGCTTTTACTACACGAATATCAGTAAATGCCGCGATCCCAAGAGAGGCACCCCAGACCGAGAAGTCCTACGGGCCTGTGCAGATCAACTCTACGAGGAGCTCGCTGCGCGTGGCATCAAGACGGTGATTGCCCTGGGCAAGATAGCCGCTCAGTATACTGGCTGTGCGATGAGTACGATGCGTGAGATGCACGGTAGATGGTATCAGTATGGGTCTATGAACGCAATCGCTACGTATAATCCAGCCGCACTGCTCCATTCAGCAGACCTGTTCCCCGACTTTGCAGAGGACATAGAGAAGGCCCTGCTACATCCTATACCTGTCGAGGGCAAGTTACTTAGTGATGATCAGTTTATTGTATTGGATGCACAGGAAGCCGTGGTATACCTTGATGGCCTGATGGGTAGAGTGGCCTTCGATATAGAGACTTCCTCGTTGAAGGTTGTTGATAACGATCTCCTGTCCATTGCCTTTGCTGATACTATAGACTCTGCCAAAGTCATCCCAAAGAGTATACTGAGTGATCCCAAGGTGCGTGATGCACTGAGACATGCCTTTGAGCGTCCGACAGTATTATGGTTAGCACATAATGCACAGTATGACGTATCACGTGTGCAGGGTATCTTGGGCTTTGCACCTAGAATTAGCGATGACACAATGCTGCTGCACTACGTACTTGATGAGCGAACAGGTACTCATGGGCTCAAACAGTTAGCTAAAAAGTATCTGAATGTTCCAGATTGGGAATCGAGTCTTAAGAAGTACAAGACTTACGATGCTGTACCACCAGCGATTCTGTATCGCTACAACGCAAATGACGCTGTGATGAACCTGCGTTTATATGAGCACTTGTATCCTATACTAGACACTGCGGGATCAAAGTTGTTGTCTGTGTACCGTGGATTACTCATTCCAGCAGCAAACGCTCTCGTCTCATTGACAGTTGGAGGATGCTTGATTGACGAGTCGCTGCGTCAGCGATTGATGCAGGAAGCTCTAGAAACGCGAGAGCACGCTGCTGCAGAGATGCGGTCTATGCTGGGCGATCCCAACTTTAATCCACGATCAAGTAAGCAAGTGCATGATATACTCTACCTGCGCTACAAAGCGCCTGACTACAATAACAGCGATCCCGTTCTGGAGAATGGTATCCCAACTGTTACTAACATTAAGGGTAGAGCTGCTGATACTACGGCTAAGGATCAACTACAGCGGCTTGTACAGCCCCAATACGAGTGCGCTCCATTCGTTAAACTGTTATTGGAGGCGCGTTCTGCACAACAACTGGTGGGACAGTATCTGGTTAATTTTAAGCCAGAAAGCGATGGCCGGCTTCACCCAGGCCTGCAACTCCACACAACAGTAACTGGTAGACTCAGTGGTTCGCGGCCCAACCTGATGAACCTTACCAGGGAAGGCCCCTTGCGTGGACTGATCATCGCGCCACCAGGACGTATACTGCTTGCAGCAGACTACTCACAAGCAGAGGTACGAACTGTTGGAAGCCTTGCAAAGTCTATAAAGCTCAAAGAGATCTACGAGGCTGGTTTAGATGTACATGATGAAGCAGGAAAGCTACTGTTCAAGAATAGCTATGTACGTGCTACACACAGAACAGTCGTGAAGGGGGCAGTTTTCGGTCTAATTTATGGCAGAAGTCCCTCCTCCTTGTCTCTCACTAATGGTATATCGCTAGATGAGGCTGAGTACATAACTAACTTTATCCTGGACTGGCTAGGCATCCGTGAGTGGATTGTTGAAACAAAAGCTCTTATGCACAAACAAGGGTATGTGGAGAGTGTTACAGGCAGGCGTCGTCATTTTCCTCTAATGCTCCCAGAGAATCTGGGTGATCTGGAGAGACAGGCAATCAACTTTCCAGTACAAAGTGCAGCCAGCGATATGATGTTAATTTCACTGATAAGGCTTGAAGCCGTTGTAGCTGATTTGCAAGCCAGTATACTATTTCCTACTCATGACTCCCTACTTATGGAAGTAGAGCAAGGATACGAAGCGCAACTCGCTCGTACTGTAAGTGACATAATGGTATCTGTTCCTAGAGCTATATTGGGGGACGACATCCCATTTTCTGTGGACTTTGATCTAGGATACAGCTATGATAAGAAATCCATGTCTCCTTATAGGGAGTGGAAATACTGTAAATGAAGGTGTCAGATGTTAGACAAGAACAGCAAGATATACATAACGCCGAGAGAAGCTTCACAGCGATATAGGATCAACTTGAGTACTGTGTATTCATGGTGTCGCAGGAGGTTGGTTGAGACCATCCCACCGGACGATCATCAGCCGGGCAGATGGTTGATTGAAGAAGAATCACTCAGGGAGCGCTTTGCACAGGTATATCTAAGGAGGTAATATGTTACTGTATCTAGCTGGGTGGGGACTGTTTTCCATACTGGCTGGTTTGTTTCTGGGCAAAATCTTTGCCCTATGCTGCCGTGGAGATAAGGAGTAATATGCCAATAACGGATGAAGAAATTGGACGCTTGGTACGTGAGATGCCAGACGAGTTCGTTGAGCAACTAGCTGAGCTTGCTCACCATATATGGGCTCGGTGGACAGAGTACATGATCGTGCACCTAACTGTTGGCAACCTAAGACGCTGGAGAACACAGTGCAATACAGCATACAAGGATCTCAGCGACACTGAGAAGAAGTCAGATCGAGACATCGCTACAGAGTGGCTGCTCAAGATTCATGAGCTTGCAGAGCCACAGGAGGATCACGATGACACGAATATATAAGAAGTCTAAGTACCTGAACAAGATGCACGAGACGTACGGTGTCATGGAAGGCAAGCTCTGTGATACCTGCATGTATTTCAACAACTCCTGCTGTCGCTTGAGCACCGGAGGCAAGTATCACTGGAACAGATGTTGGCTAGCATGTGGTAGGTGGGTAAGAGACACTGGTGTAGATGGTTTTGTGTGGATAAAGAAACCCGATGGATGGATATTAAGATTCAAGGGGGCCAAGTGAACGACGCTTTGATGCTTGTAACTGGTGCAATCATCGGTATGGCACTTTTTGCTATTTATCTCTATGTACTGGCTTGGTGGGGACTAAATGGAATGAGTCTCCTGAAACTGTTCAATATAATAGCAAGAGGCCTGCTTGGTAGGGTTCTCGTTTGCATCGTTGACATAGATACAGGCAAAACTGTTCGCTACTTTTGGGATGAGGTCAACAAGCACTCATACAAGGAGACCAAATGAAACTCAGTAGACAGTTCAAAGAGGACATCGCCAACGCAGCACAGGTAGAGGAGACGATCTACAGGCGTCCCTATACTATCGCCACCGTAACGATGGAGTATGAGAGCAGAATTATTGTTGCTGCTGGACTAGCTATATGTGGTAAGCGAGACGTATGGAGTGAAGATCTTGGTGGGGCAATAGCCATTGGCCGCGCTAAGCACAACCTGGCCAAAAAGATCGCGGCTATACAAATGCGGCAGACAGCAGTATCAGTACAACCAGAGGACCCCTGCAAGGTGCACTGGGGTATCAGCAGGTCCATAACAGTACATAAGATGGAGGAGTGATGTTACCTACAACAACGCTTGGACGTACAGGTCTAACAATAACCAGACTCGGTGTGGGTGGGGCATACTGCCTCACGCCCGAAGGCTACCGTGCAGCGCTCGACTGTGGCGTCAACTACGTAGACGCTGCCAGAGCCTACCGCGATGGCAAGGACGAAGAGGTCATCGGGGAGGCGCTCATTGGCCGACGACAGAACATCATCTTGGGCACAAAGACTTTGCAACGGGGTGCACAGGGGGCAAGGGGTGAGTTGGAGTACTCCCTGAAGATGCTACGTACTGACTACGTAGACATCTGGAGTATGCACGCTATCAATTCACCAAGCGAGCGGGAGCAGATATTTGCTCCAGGTGGTGCATACGAAGCTGCGCTTAAAGCAAAAGAGGATGGTCTCATTCGGTGGATCGGCGTCACTGGCCACAACTGGGAAGAAGTCGGCAAGTGCGTAGCTACAGGACTATTCGATACGTGCCTGTGCTGGTACAACTGTGCTATGAAAGAGCCTGAAACCCTGGTATTTCCTGCTGCTGATCAGCACAACACTGGCATATTGATTATGAAAGCTACGTTCACCGAGAAGCTCATTGAGTACCGCTGGCCGACGATATTCCCCTGGGACTTCTACTACTATGTGCTAACGAACCCTGCCGTAGACGTAGTGCTCATGGGCTTGAGGAACATCACTCAATTTCGAGACATCGCATCGGCTCTGGAGCGCCACATCGGAATGAGCGACAGCAAGCTCAAATACATGGAAGCGTATGGTGATGCTGCACGCTCGGCGGGTAAACTCGTGGAGTAGGAGACAGAGTATGCAGGCATATGAACCAAGATTCTGTCAGGTTTGTGAAAAAGAGATACCTATGATGTATACTGCACCGGGGGTTCCGAGACTAGCGATGTATAGCAAACGCCTATACTGTAGCCCACAATGCCACGGTGTAAGCCGACAGGGGATTATGCACCATAAGGGCTTCTTTGTAGGATACTTTTGTAATCTAGACGTTGCAACAGGAGATGTATTTCGCCTATTTAGGCATGTTGCTATTGTAGACGGTTGCTGGCTATGGAACAATATACAGTCTACGGTGGAGCCTTCGTGGAGCTTAGGTGGGATGCAGATCAGACCTATTAGGTTCATAAAGTGGCTATTTTGTAACGAGAACGAGCCAGATCTTCAGCTGTGTCATACCTGTGATAACATTCGGTGTATCAATCCTCTTCACACGTTTTGGGGTACATGTAAAGACAACTATGAGGATAGCCGAAGCAAACACAGAAATGCGGAGTGTGAGCGGAATGGCCGCTCGAAGTTGACAGAGCAGCAAATCCTTGAGATACTTACATCCCATGAGGCTGGGCAAACATGCAGATCCTTAGGTGATTACTATGGGGTGACCGTGAAGCATATAGAAGCACTATGCCGCAGAAAGTATTGGAAACACCTATGAGACTGCTCGCTGTAGATCCAGGGATTTCTTCGGGTTATGCACTGTATGATGGGAATAAACTGGAGTTCGGTGTAGTCGAGTTGTGGCACGGTCTCGATGCTCTCATTGATAGATTCAAGCCAGATGTAGTTATCGTAGAGAACTTTAGACTCTTTCCACATATGGCTAAGTCACTGGCTAACAATACTTTCCTGACAGTTAGGGTCATTGGGGTGGTACAGTATATATGCGAGTTAAGGGGCATCAAACTCATCGAACAGGAACCGTCAGTCAAGATGGGCTACCCTATCAGGAAGCCGCGTGAGATGGCTGAGCACGCTAAGGATTCCGTGCAGCACATCATACACTATCTGATGCAACACGGCGAACCACTAGGAGCACTAGCAGGGTTCATTAAGGAGAAATGTGATAAAGTTAATAAAGAGTGGGAGGGGCAAATATCGGATTTTCAGCCAGAATCAGACCCTTTCCAAGTTAAAATACTTGTTGGGTGTGCCAGGCGTAAGACCGGAGGGAAACGGAGTAAGCGCTCAGCTTGAGCCTTCCATGCTACGCCTGTTCTTAGAGTACGATAAGGAGATGGTTCCAGCGCTTGATACTTGGTATAAGTCCTACCTGAAGGAATACCAATCACGAGTGTCTCTAAAAGACACCAGTGACCTTAATGGACATGGTGATCAACTATGGCCGTATCAACAGGCAGGGGTGCGATTCATTCTGCACACCAAGCGAGTGCTGGTGGCTGACGAACCTGGGACTGGTAAAACTATCCAAGCTATATATACAGTTAAGGAATCGGGCCTGTGCAGCCATGTTCTCGTCGTGTGTCCCAAGTCACTTACTGGGTGGTGGGACTCACAGATCAGGGTCTGGCATCCGGGTGCACAGGCCCAGGTGATTTCCTCTAAGGAGAGGGGTAAGTTGCCTGGAGCATATAGGGCTGGTGGATATGTGATACTCAACTGGGAGATACTGCGCTTGGTTGAGGGCCTTGATGATTATGCGTGGGACTGGTTTATAGGTGATGAGGCCACGAAAATCAAAAATCCTCAAACACAAGTATTCGCAGCCACGACCCAGATTAACGCTGGCGGAATGATGTTGATGACAGGAACCCCAGTAGCTAATCATCCTGGGGAACTATGGGCACTACTTAACCTGTTGTATCCACAGACGTACACGTCCTACTACCGCTTCTATGAGATGTTTGTAGACTACTCGGTCAATTATTATACAGGCTTCAAGGAGGTGATTGGAGTAAGGAACAAGGAGATTCTCACACAGGAACTAGCCCCGATCACTTTGCTGAGAACGAAGGCCGAAGTCCTACCGTGGCTTCCTGAGAAAACCTACAAGGAGCTACCTGTGGAAATGACGGATGCACAGGCGCGTATGTACCGTGAGATGGCTAAACTGGCAAAGGTGGCGCTAGAGAAAGGTGACATCCTCAAAGCACCCAACGTTATTGCTAAGTTAACAAGGCTACGACAGATAGCCAGCACCACGGCAACGCTCGATGATTCAGACGAGTCCGGCAAGCTCGATGCCATTGAGGAACTGTTGGAAAACGAATTGGCCAACGAGTCGGTACTGGTGTTTACACAGTTTAGGGAAACTGTTCTGGCGCTATACAACAGACTGACTAAACGTGGAGTGACTTGCGTAACTCTCATGGGTGGCTTCAAGCGCAAGTCTGTAGATGAAATCGTGGGGGCTGTGCAGAGTGGAGAGGCCCGCGTGTTGATAGCCACTGTGGATACTGGCGGAGTGGGACTCACCCTTACACGTGCTTGCAAATTGATCTTTGTTGAGAAAGACTACAATCCATCGGTCAACACGCAAGCAGAAGATCGCTGTATTGCAGAGGGTCAACTTGTACGTGTATTGAAACGCGGGCTAGTGCCAATCGAGACCATACTTGCCGGTGACAATGTTTTGACACATATGGGGAGATGGAGACCTGTAGTAAATGCACATAAACGCCAGTGCCGTGGCATTCTAACATCCATCGAAACCCATCGCACTGTAAAACCCCTAGTGTGCACACACGATCACCAAATCTTAGTATATACAAAAGATGCCGAGAGCCTTGTGTGGAAACCAGCCTGGTCTATTATTCCTGGTGATATGCTTGTGCTGCCGGAGATTGCTGTGTTGGCCCACGAGTCCATTGCAGTTCCATCTGTGATACACAGGCCAAGAACCTTTATGAATAATGGGATTGAGCAGGTCAACAGTCGTCTGGTAACGCTACCAGACAGTATTATGCTCACCAACGATGCCCTGTACTCTATTGGTTACTATTTAGCAAACGGATGGCTAGGAGACCACTTCGTTGGTCTTTGCTGCAGCCATGAAAATCTTGACTGTCTAACTCCATTTACTGCCTGGTGTGCAAGTTTAGGTATCACAACACAACTGTACGAAAAGGCCAACGCTAATGCCGTAGAGATGTATGCGTACTCTATAGAATTACGTGATCTCATGATGCACTTGTGTGGTAAGGGCGCGGAGCATAAAAGGTTGTCTCCAGAGCTTCTCCAACTAGCACCGGAGCAGTCAACGCACCTTCTGCAAGGATATATAAGCGGCGATGGGCATATAAAAGGCACTAACTGTGAGTGGTCATCAGTATCAGCAACGTTGGCCTATGATATGTGTCTATTAGCAGCCCAGTGTGGATACACGCCAGGTTACAGAGAGGTGGATGATAACAGCAATCACATTTATATAGGAGGCTTTAATACTAGTGCCAATAAGACGGATACCAAACAGCGCTTGGATGGTTACGCTTTGTATACTGTAACTGCTACTAGTTCTAAACTCGACAAGTATACAAACGTATATGATCTGGAGATTGCAGAAGATCATTCCTTCGTAGTCGGTCTAGCAACTGTGCATAACTGCCATCGCATTGGCCAAGACAGAACCTGTCAGATAATAACTCTGCGCCACCCAAAGTCCATAGATGACTTTGTTGAGAGAATCCTCAGCAGGAAGATAGCTATGAGCAACGACATTCTGCGTGGAGAGGCTCTAAGGAACATCAACAACTATTTGGAGGGAAACAATGTACACACTTAAGGAAAACGCATTGAGAGCAGCAGAGTTGAGGATGAGTCAGCAACGTGCTGTGGTGTCAACCTACTTTTACGATACCTTCGGCGTCTTGCCAGACAGTCTAGCATTACAAGAGGGAGGTGTTAGGGAGGTCGGGGATCGCAACTACATCATCCTCGCCCAGGGCTTTCGGTTTAAGGTATCGGTGCGCCACGAGATGATGCACCTATCAGTCTATGCACCAAACGGCTCTACATGGTCTTGTCCAGACATCCAAACGCTTGGTGAGTTGATTCTAGATGGTCTCGTCGTGGAGGGATTGCCGAAATCCGACGAAATCCACGCGCCCGTGATAAAACCGTCGGAAATGCCTGAAAAAAGCTAAGTCCGCTGGTTTACACGTTATTGGCCCCCGGCGCGGGAAAATGCTACATAAATGTATGTAGCATCTTACTAGGAGGACACAATGGGTATTACAAGAAACCGATTAGTTGCTGACCTACTAACACCTAAAGTACGTAGGTTGATAACAAGGTGTGAGTCCGAGATCAACCTGCACTTGTTGGAAACCGGAGGTGCTCCGTTCAATTACTATCTACACCTGCTCGACAAGTTACCCAAGAGTGTGCGTGAGGTGGCTGTGCAGCACCTGTATTGGAAGATTCATGAGGCTGGCTGGATAGCTCATCTTACCTGTATAAAAGATGAGACAGAATACTTAGCCTTTCGTGGAGGAGGTAGCAGATGACAGACGAAGTTAATAAAGTACTCATGCTGCAACTTGGCAAGACGATTGATAGCATCAGGGTTGAGGGGACTGGCTCCATAGTACGAACGGTGATCATCGTGATGACAGATGGACAGCGCCTTGTTATTACACCATGCTGCTACAATAATGAGGCCAGTCTGGTTGTAGAGCGCGATATGAGGACATATGTAACACCTGAAGAAATCCTACCTATGCTGTAGAAGTAAGTCCCCTCATGCTCACTGATGGTATATCTAGATACTGGTGGGAGCCTGAAGTTGAAAGGAGATCGAAAGTCCTTCAGGCTCCCACATGATAAACACGTCTGGCGGGTTTGACGTGCTCACCACCAAAAAGAGTAATTGCCACCCATCAGTAATGGTACAGTATAACTCACCAATGCGCTAGGGACGACTGGCGTGTTAGGTAAACTGAACATGAGCTCCATATCGAGATCGAGCATCGCTAGAAGATTACCCTCACCCGCATAATCTTTTTTCATGGAGTATACATCCTTCTCGTTTTGGATAGCCACAAAGGTTGCTCGCAGCCCATCGGGTGACGTATCTACTCCCATAGGAGAGTAATTAAAGTCACCTGCTATTTGACGAGCTTCAGGATACTCATGGTCGCCTAGTGCGGCCATTATGCCAATTCCGTTCTGATAGGTAGGATCGGGGTAACGATTCCTCCAGTGATTCGCAGCTCCAAATATCGTTGCGGTGTGAGGAAGTACCCCCGGAGTACAGTGGGTGTAGTTGTTGGAATCTATATCACTCATTACGCGCCCTTTGAACGCCATACAAGGGCGACCATCCACTACGAATCCAGCCCAGGGTGTGCTGTGTGCCCAATATGCCCAACCATCCAGGGAGTACATTGTTCCAGTAGGACGTTTTGCAAGTGCATTGATTGGATATTGAGTCCACGTTAATCCACAGTCTTCGCTTGTATACCAGTGTGCGAAGAAGAACATCGCAGAGACAAAGGTTGGATGCTTAATTCTCCTCCACTCAAATCTCGGAGAGTTTCCAGGCCCTTTATCATAGAGGAAGTGAAACTCATTATACAATCCTTTGCTGTTGATGGGGCCGTGGCCAGTAACAGGAGATTCCATCACCATAATATAGATCTTGTTACCCCTACCCACAACTGTAAATGCAAGATCGTTTTCAGGCCAATACGTCGCAGGGCCAAAGTGTGCAGTGCCCTCGCTTCCATCATAGGAGTAGGTGTACCTAAGGATATAATTATTGTAATATACGGAATCCTGATCAATAGTATCCTTCGAGTAGAGCGTAACCGGAGCAAGCCATGTCGCTCCGAGGTCAGGAGAATTGATGTAGGTTAGACTGTAAAAGGCATCCCAATAGCAATCTACATGAAGAGCCCGAGTTACGCCTTGTTTGCCACACACTACATGCACAGTGCCACTATAGTCTATGTTTACATCGGCAAGCACGGTTCCTTCAGGTATTGGGATAGCGTTCTCATCCCAAGTTCGACCCCAGTTACTACTGATTGATATTGCACCTCCCCGAATACCCACTAAGCGAGTCAGACCACCAAAGTTTACCGGACGGATATTGTGTATATGGTAGTCATCCCCAGTAACATTTTTTGCATTCCACGTTACTCCACCGTCCGTTGACATGCAATCGTTATTAACGTTGATGTAACTGTCAGCACGTGTAGCACCATGAGCACTCCAATACAATGTACGAAACGGAGTAAACCTCTCGGAGATGCTCCAAGTATCTCCTAGCAGTTCCAGGTAGTAATGTCCAGGAATATCGTCGTAGTACTGATTGTCGTCTATTACAGTACCTACCGGAAAGGACTCATAATCCATATTCCCTACACTCCACAGTTATTGAGACATTCTCACATCCTCCAACTGCTATGACATCAAGATGCAGTATATAGCCCTCAAACAACTTTCGAGGATTTTCCAGAACCGTCTCTGCGTACTGTACTCCAGCACCGAGCGATACAATCCCCAGTGTATCGAATTGGTATCTTACAACGAACGTTGTCGTTGCTGCACCAGCAAAGGCCGCTGTCGCTGCAATCCTTAGTACCGTAACGGGTGAGCCGAGCACCGGCAGAGGTGGTGCCGCATCTGTGGTAACAAAAGGCATGTTGATACAGAATGTGGGCTTGCGCGTGATAAAACCACGTTGGAAGGTGGTGTCCTCCACATCGGTCTGTGCCTCACGGATACCCACTACTGTATAGACTTGTTGTCCTGGATGTCCTGAAGATGATCGTCGGTTGTTGATCTCTACATGCACAGGGCGACCCGCAATTACCTTATAGTTCTTGCACTCCGCTATTACGGTCTGTGCAGGATCGTTGTAAAGGCGTACTCTGACCGTGCCTGGGTGATCATATTCATACATCATCGTGGCTGGAACGATGCGCCCATCAGCCGTATTGATTGCTCGTAGTGATCTAACAGGTTTTGCCGTACCTGACTGTGGCAGCCAATCCTTCTCTTTACCGTCGGGGCCATACTGTGACCACACACCTACTCCAGGGGTCTCCCAGGTTTCAGGCAGTGCGACCAGAGTAGTATTGACTGTGCCAGCCTCTACATCAATCGCATATTCTACTCCTGTGCACCAGAACGGCTTGAGTGTCCAGTCAATATCACGCAGTACTTGTTTGGGATGGAATGTAAGCTTAAAGTACATAGCGTCAGGAACGACATCAAACATCCCATAGTTACCATTCAGAGGCAGCGAGACCTTTTCAATAGGCCGTGTCTGCTCAGCATAGAGCATCTTGGCTAACTCGTACCCTTGTGACTCGTTGCCGTAGGCATCATGCTCAAAGCCCCCTGTGCCCAACCACTGACTTCCGAGTACAAACACGTCTCCTGCTAGTTGTCGAATGTCGCCTGGGGCTGTATCCACCACTATCTGAAAGGAGGTTTCGTCCCACTGCACAACACCCTCTACGCGCACACGCGAGGCATCCCTGCTGACACGCGGTGTGACATCTACGTGCTTGACATCACGATTGTATAGTATGGTATTCCGATGGAATCTGTTACGCCACTCTGCCCCAGCGCCATTTACAGGCAACCAGTTAGGCCAACTGAAGATGCACAGGGCGCTTCGGCAATCGCAAGTCCACCTAGCCTGTACATTGTGGACAAACTCATCAAGCTGCTTGCCCAAGCTACCTTCAGGGAAAATTGCTCCACCAACACTGTTATTATGGTCGTCGGGGAATGTAACATCAGTGAACCTATATATCGTCCAGTACCATTTGAGTAGATGATATAGGGCCTTGCGTGTGGTAAGCAACTCAAAATATATCCAGTCGGGTTCCTCATGATCAACCATTGACCACTGTGCTGCGTTGTTGCTGAAGCTCTCCATATAGGACTGTAGCCCACGAATCGCAATGGTTACTGATCTGAATGTCTCAGCATCATAACTCATAGCGGTCTGTGTAGTCCATCCTATCAACTTGATATTGCCATCACCGTGTATAAACGCCGGATCGGGGAAGTCTGCCCTGAGATAGTCACCGTACCACTCCTCAGCAAAGATGATAGCTTTCGTACCATCTTCAAGTACAGTGGGATCATAGAGGGTATCGAATACCTCGATCTCGGCTTCCCATCCATGACTATCCAGGGAGCCACCAAAGCGCTTGATCTCGAAGGTGGTAATGGGTGGTGCTATTGTGCGCTCGAACAGCAGTACATCACGGAAGCCAATCTCTGTACGACCATCCTGGCTGTCTGTTACCGTTAATCGTACTACATAGTGTCCATCAGGAGGAATGTTAGTATAAGTGGCTGTAACTTGCTTACCCGACACCACGGGTGTATCTGCCCCCTCAAACCACCAGTCCCAAGATGCTATGCCTTGATCGTCCCAATTAAGCGAACCCGGCCCTGTGTACTCCTTCGAGTCCGGCTGCACAAGAAAACTTAGCGAACCATCAAAGGCCAACGTCACAGCATATGAAGGTACTGGTGGATCACTATCGTCATATGTGGTGGTGAAGAACGCACACCTGTCTGAGCCAAATACAGGTACGGGATACTCAAACTTTACATCATCCTCCAAGTCCCAGTCCATCCAGATCTCGAAGTCAATTCCATCGGGCTCTACCCTATGCAGTTTAGGCCAGAGGTCATGTCGGTCAGTGATCTCAATGGTGTCTCCTGCGTGCCAGAAGCAGGCCATATCGCAGGCTACATGCAGATCGTAACCATTATCCTCAAAGTGGCGCACTCGGCATTTGCCGTGTGCTCTATCACCTTCCATCTTACTCACCCACGCAGTCAGATCAGGCATAAAGTCAGTTACATCGAAGCTACCCACGTTGCCATAGTCACCTGAATCAATGTGAATTACTAGATCATGTGCTACAGGATCATCAGTCTCAGCGCCTCTATCGGTCAGTACTGTACCCCGCCAAATCACACGTGGCTTAATAAATCCTGCATACCACTTGCTCTTGTGTGGATGAATCATGGTCTCGTGGAATTGCTCACCCGCAGGTGGTGGGGTCTCGTGTTCTAACCCACGAGTTATAAACACCGAATCAGCACCATGCACGAGTTCTGTTCCCCAACTAGGTGCTAGTTCCAGCGCAATTATTACTTCATCCACCCCCATATGCGTTGTTGGCAGCACAGCGGCGATTGCACCAGCTCCTCCATACCATATGTAGTCAGTAGGTATCGCTCCGTCGTGGTATTCAGCCCATATCGCATCTTTGCTGTTGGCGGCGAGCATCGGCCTAGAGAAGTCCTCCTCTGCTACTTGTGGCGACTGCACAACAACGATTCCTTGCCAAGAATCCGTATATGTACGCTGTATAATACTCTTTACTGCTGGGTAGCCATCGTATATCTCACTACTGCACATAAACAGCACATCGCCAGTGGCAGCATCTACCGTCACTGTTGGGCTATATGCGTGGGTATGCTCTGGATCTTCCGGGTCACCGAATAAAACTCTCACCCATATTAGATATTCATCACCCCAAGATCCATTGCGTCGCTTGTAGGCAATGCAATATCGTTCAACTATGTCGTACTTTCGTGCTACTGCATGAACATCACCATCTGCGCCGACTGCCATAGAGTAACCATCGTAGGTATCATAATTGGAACCACCACCCTCATTGAATACTGTCTCCTCTTCTCCCCATGAGCCACCATTCTTACGCCTATAGTGAACAGTATAGCCACTCGATGCATCGTGATCGTACAAGACATGCACGTAGGTATCTACGGCGATGTGAGTACAGTTGACATTCACTGATGTCTCGGTGGTGAGCTTCTCTAGCGCACCCCACACACCACTGGTGCGCTTCTTGTAGAGGCACTGTGCCCAACCTGTCGGCGTATCATCACTTGCCCAAGATATATGTACGTCCTCACTACTGTCTACTGCTATATCAAGACCATCTGGATAGTAAGTACGGTTATAATCTGTAACAAGCTCCTCCGCAGCCCAAGATGTCATGCGCTTGCGATAGACTACCTGCCAGCGAGCAGGATATGCGCCCACCCCAGTTCTGAAGTAGACTGCGTGTACGTTGCCACTACTATCTACAGCTATACATCCCCCGTAGGGGGAATACCCCCCAGAGGCCAAGAGGTCTTCCTCTATCCAAGTGATCCCACCATCGTCGCTATACGCTGCATACATATACACATATGCAAATCCCGTTACCCTGCGACGATAGATGACCCATATGCGCCCCGAAGGAGCAACCGCGATCTGGTGGCCCGTACCCGCGATTGTATTACCGTAGTCTTCGTCAATGGGCGGAATGACATATGGAACAGGTATCTCTGGACTATCCACGATGTCTATATGGGGGCCTGGATTGCCGAGATTATTATCGTCACCTGCGCCAGAGTCCTCTGTAACAAGATCAACAGCTATAGCAACCTCATCGTCACCGACCCCAATCTCCTCCATCATCTTATAGTTTAGTACATGCAAGTCATAACCATGTCCTAAATCACTAAGAGTAAACTCCTTATCTATAGGTGAGATAGTTATCACAAACATAGACATTATGGCTGGATAAAAATTACTGTGAAAAGCGACAACCGGGGTACCGCCATTATAATTAGCTACCCAAGACAGGTATAGCATATTCCAATCGGTAATGGGTAAAGGGTAGTTGAATGCCTCTTCTATGCTATCCAACATCCACGTTGTGCCTTCAGCGTCAGGCCATCCAGATGTCAGCACTGGGATTATCTGATAAACGTTTCTTGCTTCGTAGAATCCTAAAGCCATATCTCCCAAAGCAGGCAATGGCATCATTGACAGGCTGTGCATCCATTGGTGGTAAGGCAATGGCGTGTACTGATAGTCTGCTGATACATACGCTCCGTGTATCGGGTTAGTAGGACATACTCCAGTGAATACCCATGCACAGAAAAAGCCATTTCCAACAAATGACTCCTCTGGATACAAAATATCTATACTCTCGGAGGCTGATGCGGGTGGATTGTATAGATAGAAGACTGTAGTTCGATATCCCCCCCAAGACCACGGCATATTTCCCGGCACGTTATCAGCAGTAATGCGCGTAAGTGGTATACCAGCATACGTCGGGACTCCCTCAAACCCATCAGGAAGTGCAACGACAAGAAGTCCCGACGTTCCAACCTCACTAGTATCAGGTATGAATGAAACAACACCTACAAGAAGTGCCCAGTGTGTCTCATAAACACACCCCAAGTATGTCACCGCCATCGGAGTCCTCCTATGACAGTGTGATTGTGACCATTACTGTCCAGACTTGTCCTGAATACTTTGTGCCCTGTACAGAGACCTTCCGGTTCAGGTTAGTACCAGCATCCGTAGCAGCATTAACTACCGTAAACTCTGCCCATACATAGTTGTGATCACCTGCCCCGAACACCGACTTGAACTCTACCTTCTGATCAACTGGGGGACTTACAGGATAGTCGGTCTCCATTGGCATATACGTCTTATTAGCACCCTGCAATCCACCCTGTGAAGCCAAAACCGCAGCAGCTGAATCACCCACACCGATGCGGGTATTAGCCTCGTTATATACCGTACCACCAGCACCGATTACAAGTGCCCAAATCAGATTGATACCTTCATTGAGCAGCAGGTTGCCCTCAAAGTCACTCTCGTTGTACTTATCTCCGTCCTTGTACGCGAGCGGGCTCGCGTAGCGATCAATGTGCCACTTGATGTTCCACTTCGCGCAATCGCTAACCATCTCGATCCTCCTGTTATAACTCGTTGAGTTTGACCATCATAGTAAAGTTGAAGGTGACATTACGCCAGCCACCCATCTCCCAAGTAGCTTCGTTCGGTTTGGGCCTGTGCATCACTGCCGAGTACGGCGCATATACTCCAGCAGCATCTCGTGTTCTAATAAATAGACTGGTTGATTGCCCCGTGATGTAGCCAATCAGGGCTGCATACATCGCGCCACTAAGGTAATCAAAACGCCATACACATCTAGGAAAGCCATCGCCATACTCCAAGCCATCAACAGCGGTTTGATATTTACTATATGGTTCAATGTAGTGACTGAATGGTGCTTGCATATCAGTAACCAAATCTTCCACATTAGCCAGTGCAACCTGTGTAGCGCCGATCTCATATGAATAGTCTGCCATGCTACCTCATCGTCTTATCCATAGTATCTTCGAGGACGCGCTGGGCCTGCACAGCGGCCATCTCCTGCAGGTCTTTCATCTCCAGAGGGGTAATCCTCCCCATCGCTGTCCATCCATGCTGCTGCACAATAACAGTGATTCCACTGGGCATCTTCACGAAGCTATCCTGGGATAACGGCCCAAGTCTGCGCTCCAGTCGTCGTGTGGTATCTGCATTGAGCATGAACTCAGTGCCCGCCTCCCCTGCACGGTAGATACCATTCGGTACGTAGCCACCCTCTTGTAATCCATAAGGCCCAACGAACGGAGTGGCCCCCTGTGGTTCTACATAGAAGTCTGGTGGTAGTCCAGCAGCTATTAGGAACCTGCGTCTAGCCTCTGGTGACATATTGGCAAGCTCAGCCTGTGTGGGTACATACTTCTCCTCACCCAGGAGTTTTTCCAGAGCTAACTTTCCTTGCACCCACTCGGCAGTGGCAATCAGGTCATCTTCCATCAACTTATGGCGCTTTGCAAACGCTTCTGCACGTGCTTTATCCTGCCCCTCTTGTTGAAGAAGCCAAGCATCGTAAAAGTCCGCGTAGACTTTTTCGGCGGCTTTCGTCTCATCCTCTGCGTCGGCTACCATCTCAGCTTGGCGCTCGTCGTGCTTGTCTTTCCTGTCAGCCTTAGCGAGATCATACTCTGTCTGTGCTCGCGTCTGAGACTTGGCAAACTGGGCAGAGCGCTGGCCTTCTTGATAGGCAAACTCCTCATCCGCCTCAGTCTTGCGGAGATCGAAGTCCCGCTTCCTACGCGCCTTCGCGTCGTTGAAGTCCTTCTCGATGTCCGCCTTAGACTTCGTGTAGGCTTCAGCCCTGTCAGCTGTGGCCTCACGATCCTGTATCCTATTCTCCTTGCGGCGCTCGCGGTACTGACGCATCTCAGCGATGAGACCAGGTACGTCTGCCTTTTCTAGCAGCCCTATCATCGTCAACTTGTGCTGTCGCTCCAACTGTTCCAACTGGCGATGGCGTTCTTTTGCAGCCTTAGCTGCTTGATCTGCATACTGCTCGTCCAGGTCTAGCAGCCGCTTGTTCTTGTCCTCTAAGTAATCGGCTTCCTGCAGACCAAACTGCTTCTCTTCCTTTGCAAAGTTACGATTGTACTCGGTACGGGCCTGTGCTTGTTGCTCACCAAAGTCTACTTCAGCCTGTGTTGTACGACGCTGGTAATCCCTTTCATACTCAGCTTCCTGACGAGCGAAGGTTACGTTATCTTCATGTACAGCTTTCTGCAACTTCTCCTGGGCTGCAGCGATGGCGGTCTTGCGTGTCTCCCAAGCTTCTACTTTGGCTTCCTGTGCTGGTGTGAATCCGCGTGTTGATTCATAGGCACGTACACCAGCTACACTTGGTGTAATTCTCATAGGTGCAGCAAGGCCTGCTGCTACAGTAAGGATCTCCTGGACGCGTCGCGTGAGGTAGTCATCCACGGCTTTGTTGATGACTCCGGCAGGGCTTGCGACACCCTCCAGGGTGCCTGTTCTAAGAGCCTGCTTAACACGCTCTCTCACGGCTTCCATCGAACCACCGGCTTCAGCAATGGCCTGGTCGTTAGCTGCCTGTACAGCCTGCTGCCGTTTCATCTCCGCAGCCCAGTCAGCCTCTGTACCACCAGTGACTCTCGGTGCAGCAGGCATAGCACGTAACCGCGCCATCTCCTGCTCGTATGTTAGGATACGTGACAGAATAGTCTGCATCTCAACGGGCTGAAGTGGCTCTCTAGGAGATATACCTTTGTATGAGTATCCACGTATCTGTTCATACTGCTGCCCACCAAGTTCAGTTGTGGGAACATACTCTGTGAAGCCACCAGGAGTCTTACGAGCTTGAAAGTCTTTAAGGGCTTCTACATTAAGATTAGTTATAGACTTTATAGTCGCGGTGTTCGTTGCTACAGCAGACTTGTCAATTTGCTTACTGAAGTAAACTGCTGCAGCAGTTACTGCAAGTGGAATGATAACACCAATCGCCGCAGTTGCAACAGCACCCCATCCCCCCTGTGTAGCCAACCACACAGCAAAGCTTCCAGCCCCACCCTCTAGCACAGCACCCTGGGCCAATGCAGCAGTACCTGCCATCGTGCTCGTGTTAGCTACCGCAGCTAATCTTGCCGCGCCCGTAGCTGCTCCAAGCGCACCCATTCCCTTAATTACCCTACCAGCCATAGCGACGTTGGCTACTATACCAGCAACACCACCTACCACTTGCATAACAGCGCCGAAGCCCATCATGATCCCTGCGGCTGATGTTATGTACTGCATGAGCTCTGGGTTATCTCTGACGAAACCGCCCAGTTGCTCCATGTAGCCACTGACCTGCTCCATGATGGGGATCAGTACACCAGCGGAGGCTTGACCTATCTTGATTATAGCTGTATTCCAACGCTGTTGCATTCTGGCTGCACGTGCTGCGTCAGAGGCCTCAAACTCCTTCCATCGGTTGTTGAACATAGCCATAGCGCCTTCCATCGTGAAGGACATCTTGGTAGTGTTCTGGTAGAATCGCTGGAAGGCTTCGGTCTCAGCATCCCTCACGCCGTTCATTATCTTCTCATAGGCGTTCAGGTAGTTGACACCATACTTACGAGCTTGAGTCTGCTTGTCTAGTAG